GAAGAACAAGTTGGCACATGAGGTGGCAACTATGGCGGAAAGCCATGCTCAGGAATTGGCTAAAGGTCAATTAGCTATAAATCAAACTGAAGCAAAGCATAAATCAATATTCGTAGCAGGATGGAGACCCTTTATCGGTTGGACATGCGGAATTGCTCTTTGTTGGCATTTTGTCTTAGCTCCAGTTACAATGTTTGTTTGTGCCTATCTATCTGTACAAATACCAGAATTACCAACTTTTGATATGGGTAGTTTAATGACAGTCTTAATGGGAATGCTTGGATTGGGCGGTCTTCGTAGTTTCGAAAAATATAAAGGGTTAACAAAATGAAAAAGAAAATAAAAAAAGTTATCAAGGGTTTAAAAAAAGCTAGTAAGTTACATGCCGGACAAGCGAAAACACTAAAGAGTATTATAAAAAGCAAAAAGAAATGATGGGCATGATGTGGGCAAGAGCAATGGAGTTTGGCATGGGTTTATATGAAAATATACATAAAAAGAGAAAAAGAATAAAAGCAGGAAGTGGCGAAACAATGAAAAAGGCTGGACAAAAAGGTCGTCCTACAACTAAACACTTTAATAGTGCAAAGAAGACTAAGAAAAAGACAACGTAAATGGATCTTTACATTTATGATAGAATAGGTAATATTCTAAAAGAGAGGCAACAAGGTCTAGAAGAACAGCTATTACATGGCAGTATTGATAGTTTTGATGCCTACAAGGAAGTGAGAGCTAGACTCTCTGAACTTGCAACATTACAACAAGAGCTTAGACTCTTGCTAAAAAAGGTGGAACATGAGTAAATTAATAGTACCTAGAAGACTACAAAAGAAGTATCAAGAACAAGAAACCCCAAAAGAACAAACCGAACCTACCCAATCAGCCCTAGACAAGATGCCTCAACCTACTGGTTGGAGAATTTTGATATTGCCTTATAAAGGAAAAGGTAAAACGGAAGGTGGCGTTTTTATCCCAGATCAAGCTATTGAAAGAGAAGCCTTAGCTACCGTCTGTGGCTACGTTTTGAAGATAGGTCCTCTTGCTTTTAGCGATAAAGAAAAATTCGGAGAAACTTATAATCCTTGGTGTAAAGAAAAAGACTGGGTTATCTTCGGCAGATATGCAGGAAGCCGATTCAAAATAGAGGGTGGCGAAGTCAGATTATTGAATGATGATGAAATACTTGCTACTATAAATGATCCAGAAGACATCTTACACACATAGGAGAATAAAATGGCTGAAGCCCAAAAACAAGCAGAGTTACCTTTAGAACCTGAAAATGAAGNAGTGGAAGTTAATCTAGAAGGTGATGCTAATGTAGAAGTAGTAGATGACCCTCAAGAACCAGTAGTAGCTGAAGAAACTGGTGAAGATGATAACAAGCTTGATGGTTATAGTAAAAAGGTTAGAGACCGTATAGAAAAAATGACATGGAAAGTCCGTGAAGCCGAACGTCGTGAAAAAGCGGCGATTGATTATGCTCAAGGACTCCAAAAGGAAAACAAAAGTTTACAAGAAAGAAGTAAAACAGTTGATGATTCTTATATAAAAGAATATGATGCTAGGGTTACTTCTGAAGAAGAAACTTTAAAAAGAAAACTTACTGAGGCGATTTCTACTGGAGATATTGATGCTCAGGTTACACTTAATAAAGATCTTGCTAGGCTCGCTGTTGAGGCAGGAGAATTAAATAAAGCTAAAGTAACTAGAGAACAACAACAAAAAATAGTAGAACAGCAACCACAACAAGCTCCTCAAACACAAGCCCCTAAACCAGTACACCCAAAAGCTCAAGCATGGGCTCAGCAGAATACTTGGTTTGGAGATGATGAGCCTATGACATTAACAGCTTTTAGTGTTCATAATGATTTAATAAAGCAATTTGGAGAGCAATATGCTTTAACAGATGAGTATTATGTTACTATCGATCAACGTATGAGAGATGCTTTTCCGCAAAAGTTTGCTGAAAGGACTACTCAGACTACAACTGTAAACACTCCAGTAGCAGGAGTATCTAGATCTTCTAGTGGTAAAAATCCAAGAAAAGTGACTTTAACGAAATCAGAGGTTGCAATCGCTAAGAAACTTGGTGTATCATTAGAGCAATACGCTAAACAAAAACAATATTTAGCATAACGTGAAGGAGACAATATGTCAAGTCGTCAAACACGCACCGAGGTAACACGAACTAAAGAGGCTCGTAGAACTCCTTGGAAACCACCATCTACTTTAGATGCACCCCCAGCTCCAGAGGGTTTTAAGCATCGTTGGATCCGTACTTCGGTAATGGGTTTTGATGATGTGAAAAACTTATCTGCACGAATCCGAGAAGGATTTGACTTAGTTAGAGCTGATGAGTACCCAGATTTTGAGGCACCAACTATCCAGGACGGCAAACACGCTGGAGTTATAGGTGTGGGTGGACTGGTACTCGCTAGATTTCCTCTTGAATCAATGAAAGAGCGACAACAATATTTTCAAGCAAAAACGTCCGATCAAATGGATGCTGTCGATAATGATATGATGAGAGAACAACACCCAAGTATGCCAATCCTTAAACCGGAAAGGCAAAGTCGTGTAACCTTCGGAGCTAAAGGAAAAAGCTCTGAATAATTTTAACTTATGAGACAAAGGAGTCCTTAAATGGCTACTAACATAGACGCCCCTTTTGGGTTACGTCCTCATAATTTACTAGGTTCTGCACCGAACTCAAATGGGCTGACAAAGTACAAAGTACAGACAGCGGCGACTACTGGATCATCTAGTGCAATTTATCAAGGTGATATGGTAATACCATTAACAAATGGTTTAGTCGACGTTTCAGCCGCAGATGGTGGAGCAGTTGCGATCCTAGGCGTTATGAACGGATGTGAATATATTGATCTTACTGGCAAACCAGTTTTTTCAAATAACTATCCCGGAACATCTTCAATCAAAGCTAATACAGAGGCAAGTGTGTTTATCTATGATAACCCTTCCCAAGTGTACGAGATTCAAGCAGATGCTTCCTTGACGAACGCGGCGACAGCACAAGCATTAATACATGCTAACGCAGAAGGTGTTGGATTCGGTTCACAAAATGGTTCTACTGGTAAATCTATTGGTGAATTATCTGTGAGCTCCGCAGGAGCGACTACAGCAACAGACAACTTTAGAGTTGTTGGTATCAAGAGTGACTTTGAAGATATTGATGTCGCGANTGCTGGAGTTATTTTATTAGTTAAGCTGAACGTTCAGTTTCACTTAGCTACAACTGGCATATAGGAGGGCAAAATGGCTATAGCTAGATCCCAACTCCTGAAAGAATTAGAGCCAGGATTAAATGCTCTTTTCGGACTAGAGTACGATAGGTATGATAATGAACATGCCGAAATTTACGACACTGAAACTTCAGACAGAGCTTTCGAAGAAGAGGTAATGCTCGCTGGGTTTGGTTCAGCACCAGAAAAAGCAGAGGGCTCAGCCGTCTCTTTTGATATTGCAAACGAATCATTCACTGCTCGTTACACTCATGAAACAATAGCTTTGGCTTTTGCAATCACTGAAGAGGCTATCGAAGATAATCTTTACGATAGACTTTCCAGTAGATATACAAGAGCACTTGCAAGGTCGATGTCTAACACAAAGCAAGTCAAAGCGGCGAGTGTTTTAAACAACGCTTTTGATAGTGGCTTTACTTTTGGAGATGGTAAGGAGCTTTGTGCTACTGATCACCCAACTTCAGGAGGAGGAAACTTCAGTAACGAACTTGCAACATCAGCTGATTTAAACGAAACATCATTAGAGCAGTCATTAATTGACATCTCAGGCTTTATTGATGAAAGAGGTTTAAAGATTGCACTAATGGGTAAGAAGTTAATTATTCCAGTAAACTTACAGTTTGTAGCTGAAAGATTAATGGCAAGTAACTTACGAACCGGAACAGCAGACAATGATATCAACGCAGTCAGAAACATGGGTATGTTACCTGAGGGATATGTGGTAAACCACTTCCTTACAGATACAGACGCCTTTTTCATTAAAACCGACTCACCAAACGGCTTCAAGCATTTTGAAAGAGCGGCGATTGCAACTTCCATGGAAGGTGACTTTGATACTGGAAATGTTAGATATAAAGCGAGAGAAAGATACAGCTTTGGCGTATCAGATCCTCGTTGTGTATTTGGTTCTCCAGGAGCCTAATTTAAGGATCCCCTTAAAGATTAAAAGAGCGACTTTACAGTCGCTCTTTTTTTATGCTATAGTTTTATATACCTTGACAGTTACAATAATGTAACTGACATTTGCCACGACAAGGAGATTTAAATGGCTAATACAACTTTTAACGGTCCCGTCCGATCAGAAAATGGTTTTGAAACTGTTTCTAAAAATACAACTACTGGCGTTATTTCAGAACACGGAAAACTAACTACTGCTGACGGCGATCTAGCAAATGCTAAAACTGGTGCTTTACAATTAAACGCTGTTGATACTAACATAGCTTCACTACAAACTTACCAAGCAATTATTACTATTGCTAACGGTGCAACAACTGGTAAAGAAACGGGCATAGGAATGCCTTCTAATTTCATACCTATGTGTGTTATGGTAAACGTAGATACAGCATCTACAAACAATGTTAACTTAGTTGATATTGGTGATGACGGAGATACTGATTCTTAT